TTTTATCAGCTAGTTCTTTTTCTGCCTGATAACTTTTAATAATTATCCACATTTTATAAAACACTTTATTTTCAAGACCTGTAGCTTCAGCAAACTCACTAGGTATGTCAAGGAATCTTAAAACCACACCATGATACTCAAACCAAGATATTTCTTTAAGTAGTTCCTCCAAGTTCCTGCCTAATCTATCAAATTCATGCAGTGTAACCCTTATCTTTATGTCAGGGTTAATCTCTTGTACCTCTTTTATTTTGTCCTTTAGTGCTATGTACTGCTCTCTGTTAAAATCCTTACCAGTCCATTTATCCTTAAAAAAATATTTAAGTTGTAAATCTGGTAATACACATAAAATTCCTTCTTCTTGTCTATCAAGTGACTGTCCTTTAGTTGATACTCTTGCATAAGCCATTTCTAAATATTGTTCAGACATTCTATTACCTCCTTAAGACTATTTATGCCTTTACCTTCTGCTTGCTTCTCACAATCATCTACAAAGTACTTAAATCCTACAAAAATAGCATTTTTAAAATTATTCATTGCATCACCATTATTATTAAGCTTATATATTCCATCACTTATGTTGTGATTTAAAATTGAGTGAAATCTTACATAAAATTGTAGTCTTTCAATTTCTTTAACTAGTTCTTCTTTTGTCATTGAATTGTAGTCCATCATTTTTATCACCTGCCTTATTTGAAAACCTATACTTTTCTAACAATTATTAACCAACCAAATTTTTATCTGAAATGTCTTAAAAAATAATCAAATAATATATTTGAAAATTTATTATCTAATGAATTAAATGCACACAAACTAGCCTAAACATATAAAAAGGGCCGCCAGAATACAGGTTCCAACTGCCCCAATTAACTAAATTATGTATACCTCAATATTCATCTTTGATACACCAACTATTACCTGATTAGTTAGCTTACCATCTATGACCTCATTTCCTACTTGTACAAACTGAGAAGTCCTATCAGAAGTCCATTTTGCCTTGTTGTGCCTACGTTTCTTCTTTTTGTCCGCAGATTGACATTTACTAATGTTGTTGTTAATCTCTGGTACAAAAACTTTTAAATCTTCAAGCTTCAATCCATCAATCTCTACTGGCTCTGTATGTTCTCCAAGTGCTCTAAATATAATCACTATCTTGTCTTTATAAACTTCAATTCTCTTAAATAATTTATTAAATTGACAAACATCTACACCACCTTCGTCAACTATGTTTTGTTTAATGATTTCTTCTAAGTTATCTATGAACTTATCAACCAATTCATTTATCTTATCTTCAGTTAAAATGTTCTTAGCAGATACAATACTTAAACTACTTTCTAATTCCCTGACTTTATTCTTTGCTTCTCTGTATTCACTTTCTTTTACTTCGCCATCTTTAAATAAAATAATCATTCTCTCTAATCTTTTCTTTGCTTCTTTTAATTTTTTAGCAGTTTCATTATCTATATTATTTTTCTCTTTTTCTTTAATATTGCTGATTATCTTTTTCCTTACTTGTTCTCTTAAACTATCACTGCTTTTAAGTATTGCTACTATAACTTTACTTACAATATCAATCATATATTCAAGTCTAATCACAACTTCATTATCGCAAGGTTCTAAATTAGCTTGGTTATTCTTGTTATACTTTTTATAACCACACATCAAGTATATGTATCTCTTATCTTTATTTCTGTGATGGCTCTCTTTTCTGTTATAGTTTCTCCCACACTCACCACAGACTATAACCTTACTAAACAACTTGTCCGTTAATATATTAGGTTTGTATCCTATCTTGCCATTTGTTACATCATTCATCTTCTTCATGTTTCTATCCATTATGTCATTACACTTTTGCCATAGTTCAGGTTCAACTATAATTAAGTCTGGTCTATATCTTTTGTAAATTGTATTTTCATCAGTATTTAGTTTTCTCTTTGACCTTACATTTGGTGTAATGTGTTTGTTCATGATAAGCTCACCCTTATAAATAGGATTTCTTATAAACCTCCTAAGTGCAAACATTGACATTTTTCCACCCCTATAAGTCCTAATGTCTCTGTTTATCCAGTCCTGAGCTATTCTGCTTATTCCCTCACCATCTGCATATCTTGTGAAAAGCTCTCTTATTAGTTCCGCTTGGTCTTCTACTATATAAGCCTTGCTTGTATCCTTAGAATCTCTTTTATATCCAAACACATCACCAGGTACTCTTCCTAACTCTGACTCATATCTAATTCTTAAACTGTTCTGCAAGTTATTATGTAATGCATTTGAATAATTCTCTGCCATCATCCCTAAGATACTTAACATTGTTCTGTCTTTCTCTTTACTTGAATCTAGGTTCTCAGTGATAAACACAACATTTATATTGTTTTGTTTTAAGTCCTCTATTAGACTTAAAAAGTCTTCTGCATTTCTGCTAAATCTCTTACTATCTTTAAATAAGAGTGTGTCATATTTACCTTGTTTGGCATCTTCAATCATTTGCATAAACTTAGGACGCTTAGTCACTAAAGTACCTGACCTCTGTTCATACACTTCACCCACCAGCTGATAGCCTTCTTCCTTATGACTCTCTATCCACCTGTTAAACATCTCTCTTTGAGTTACAAGACTTGTCTCTTGTTCCTCATGCTTAGTTGATACACGACCATAACCACATACTCTTTTTAATGTCTTCATTTCTTTTCTCCTTTTTCTTCAGAATTTGATGGATTGTAACGCTGTTTAGAAGATGCATCAAGCTCTTTTTCTACAAACACTGGGACAAACACATTAAGTATCTCATCAATCAGTACAGCTGTTTCATCAATCAGTACAGCTGTTTCATTATTATTCATAACTGTATCCTCCTTAAATTTTCTAAAGAGTGATACATACACAGCTGTCTAACCCAGCTGTACCTATCTAAACTCAAAAGACTTAATACTGACTCCACGAATGTATATCAAATTTTTACTACAGCTGACCTATATAGTTATTTTCTTATTGATATATAAGTATCTCTTTTTACCAGCTGACCTATATATACTTATACACACAGCTGTTTTTCCAGCTGGCACATGTATAGGTGATTACCTATCGAAAGTCAAACAGTTGTACAATACTGCTCATAGGATAGTTGAAATTATATTGATATATCTGTATTCTTAGTTTGGCTGTTGATATAAACTACAAACTACCTGCATTTCTATACACTTTCATGAAAGTATATTATTCAATTCATCTGATGTATCTCAGTTGTACTATTGGGTATTGGGATATAAAAAAATTAGAGGTCACCAACTGCTTACTTATTTTTGCATATGCTTATAATTCACTTTGACGAAAGTATATTGTTTAGTTTGATTTAAGTATGATATATCATTTGTTTGCTTATTCTATTTACCACATAAACTACAAAATCTGCACATTGTTCTTTTTGTTTTATTACAATTGCTTTTTAAAATCTCACATAAGTATATTTAAGGTCATTATTTGCTTTTAAATTACTAATATTGCTTATTTGTTTTCTACTATTGCTTTTCTTCAATTTCATACATGGATTGATATATCAATCATATGGGAGAAAACAAAAAAGAGCTTAAATGTTAAACATCTAAGCTCTTTCTTATTATTTAAACTTTGACTTGTTAGATATGTTTTACTCTGTCCTTAAGCTCTGCTCTCTTTCCACCATTCCATGTGTTTATATCGCCTGTTAAGTATCCTGTTATACGACGAATTCTCTCAAATTTTATGCCTTTTCCTCTTTCTTTCTCAGTTACAACTGGTTCTGTACTGCTCATGACTTTAAACCTCCTTATAAGTTAATTACTAACTTTTGTCCTACATAAATCAGATTAGGATTTGCTATGTTGTTGTCTTTTGCAATCTTCTGATATGTTGTTCCATATTTCTTTGCTATTGCACTCAGTGTATCACCTGCTTTAACTGTGTAAACAACCTGTGTTGGTTGAGGCTGTGGTGTTGGCTGTGGTGTTGGCTGTGGCTGTGGTGTAACTGCTCCACTTGCATACTTGTTATAAAAGTCTAAACCATAACTTGCTCTCTGCTCTTTCACCCTATCTGTCTGGTCTCTTGGTCTCTCAAATTGAGTTAACACTACATCACTTGCTTCTTTCACTGAATCTGCTGTTTGAAGTGCATTTAATACTCCCTTATAAGAAGTTTTTAACTCTTGGATAAGGAAGTCAACCTGCATTGCCAAATCGCCTATACTTGCTTTCTGCTGTTTAGCAAAGTTAATAAGGTTCTGCTTTCTACTCCAATATGTCCACTGAGCTAAACCATAACCTGCTGAGTCTTTAACAAAGTTAGTATAGATGTTTTCATCTACTGCCTTTGTGTAAACATCATCTGACATTCCTAAGCTCTTTTCATAGCTGTTCTGTAAGTTATTGCTTCTTACACCACTCTCTGCTTGTAGGTTACCCATTAAACCAGCTACACCAAAATCATTGTTGATGACTGCTTTTAGCTTATCCCAGACATACTTATCATCTTTGTATGTGGTTGGCTGTGGTGTTGGCTGTGGTGTTGGCTGTGGTGTTGGCTGTGGTGTTGGAACTGGCTGAGGCTGTTCTGATGGGTAAACTGGATTTCCAGTTTTCTCCCTGATGATTTGATTAGCCTTTTCACAGATTTCCCCTAATCTGTTGTAAACATAATCGCCTGGACAACTTTTTGAGGCCATCCATCGATGGACTACTATGTTCTGCTCATTTGGATTACCAATTAAGTTCTTGTCTGCTTTCCACTTTAACTCGCCCATATTATTTCTTATTGCTATGTCTGCCATTAAGTTAACGAGAGCGTTGTAAACCTTATCATTGATAGCATAAGGAGCAGTTGGACTACAAGCCATTTCAATAGTTACAGCCTCATAGTCTAAACCTTTTGCTCCTCTCTGTGCTTGGCTTTTATTAGGTGTTCCACCTACCCACAAACCATACTGGTTCTGAACTTCTTTGTCTCCTCCAGTTGTCCAAGCTCTATCTGCCTCACTAACTGACTGACCTATACTGCCATCAGTACCTATTACATACTGACAACTTGCTCCACAATTAGTTTTGAAGTGGTCTACACCATTTTTTACGGTGACCTCGCCGACATACACATGAGGTATGATGTAATTGTTCTTTTTGTCTTTTACAGTTGTCTTGTTATTAGTTAGATTTCTGTAAGTTACTAAACTTGACTCACTCATTTTGTTTTACCTCCTTTTCTTAGGGACTCTTATACATATACATTTAATGTCTGTTTTTTAGACAAACATCTTTTACTCTATTTGACAAATATGTATTTGATGATGTATAGTTATAAGTTAACAAAGCAGTCATTTTATAATTTCAGAAGATTAAAGTTTATAACTGGGGGTTTATTATGAGTAAAGTAGAAGACCAATTAAAAGAATATTGCTATAAATATAAAATACCTGAGGAATATCTTTTTGATATACTTGAAGACCAAAAAGTAGTTCCTATGATAAGAGGTAAAGCTACTGAATATCAAGTGTTCACCAAATTAAAACAAATACTCAATCCACATGAATGGGTTGTTTCTAAACTAAACATAAATGCTCAGACTGGTATGCATGATGAAGATGTTACAATTACACATCAAAGAACCGGTGTTATCATAAAAGTTGAGTGTAAAAATGCTACTCGTGGTAGTATGAAAATAAGTGCAAGGTCTAAAATTAAAGTTCCTAAATGTACCATCAAGTGCCATAAGTCAAGAAGTGATTTATCAAAGGCATCAACCACAAATGATAGATATTTAGTTGGTGACTTTGATATTGTTATCTCAAACTTATCAAATGCAGTTATTGCAGGTGCAACTTATTCTGAAAACTTTGAATTAATACCTGATGAAACTATGATTGCTAAACTTGCATCTTATTATAATTGCAAGCCTGAGTATCAACCTATCTTTGACGCAGCTTTTAATGACTGGCGATTTGCTTTTGCTACTGATATTGCTGAAAATGGTGTTATTCCTAGAACACCAATTGTTTTACTTGAAAATGACCCTGTATGGAAACCAATTGATAAAATAACAGAAAATTTAGAATCTTTTGCACGTTCACAACGTTCAAGAGCCAGAAGACGTTAAAAAGAGGAGCCGTTAGGCTCCTCATTAATTTACTAATAGTTTAATATAAACAGCTCTTTGCCTTTATCTCTTTCTCCCTTATGACCATCTGCTAATTTTTTACCATTCTTTTGGTCATCAGTTCGTGCTATACAATAATTCCATTCCTTATCATACATGTAAGGCATAAACTCATAAAGTTGTTTTATTTCATCACAATTATCATAAGTTATAAATATCTTAAGTCTCTTATAATTTCTTTTGATACACTCAACTAATTCTAAATGATTTTCTCTACTAAAATACTTAGTATAAAATTTATCTTGGTCTGCATTAAAATATGGAGGGTCTATAAAAGCTAATGAATTTTTAGGTAAATCATCAATAACGTCTATAGCAGAACGACACATCAATTCTACACCCTGTAACTTCTCACTTGTAGCTCTTATTGTTTTAGGCCAGTTCTTTGGAGTCATGGAATACTTCTCACCATATCCGAAGTACATATTTTCAAATTTCATTATCCCACTATAACTAATTCTATTCAAATAAAACCACCTAACTGCTGATTCTAATTCATTAGTTGGTTTATATTCATTCTTATAATATGTATGACTCTCTTTACTTGGTTCTCTAAAAGTACTAAGTAATTCTATCATTTCTTCTGGTCTATCCCTTATTATTGTATAAACCAGTATGATATCTTCATCTAAATCATTAAGTATATTTCTTTTACTCTTTTCCTTATAAAAGAAAATACTTGCACCACCAGCAAATGGCTCACAGTACACATTTGTTTTTATTAAGTGCTCTGCAATTAACTTTCTTGCATAATACTTTCCACCAGCATATCTGAAAGGACTATGTATCTCTGCCATAATAAAACACCTCCCAACTGCCCTATTGTAACAGAACAATCAAGAGGTGTAAACACTAATTTTAGAATAATTTTTATACTATGTCAATAACAAATTTGGTACCAATGCCCATTATGAGCTACATGAAGTGGTGTTTGTTCTGGATTAGAGCCTGATTCATCTACCAACCTTATCCACTTTAGGAAGAACCACATATCCTCATGCTTTAATGGTAATGCTCCTCGTTCATAACACATTATTTCTATATGTCTACCCATATGATATAAATGAACTGAAGCAAATGTCACATAAGCTATTACTCTGTGCCATTTTGTTTTCCAATCATATGCAAGTATTTCTGGTGTTAAGTATGAATCTACATTAACCTCTGTAATATAATTACCCTCTTCATCACAATTATCACCTGCAAACAAGTTAACATAAAAGCTAGTGTTTCTAACTGTTCCTATAACAAAGTCTGCTGAGTCAATTGTAACTCTACCAAGTCTATTACAATTGTAATACATAGTTCCTCTAAATGTATGTATCTTATTCTCTGCATTTATATGCTCTAATTTATAACAGCCCTCAAATGTATTATATGCAGTTCCAGAATAATCAAGTCCTTCCCAATCTACTGCTATGTTTATATATTCCAGATCATGACAATCTTTAAATGCACCACCATTTACAACTGTAGGATTACCATAAAACTCCAATCTTTTTAATTGTCTCTGATTATTAAATGCATATGTTCCTATCTTTTCTACATTATGACCAAAAGTTATATATTGTAGTTTATACATATTATTTGCAAACACTGAATAAAAAGCAGAGTCACCAATCTCTGTTAATGACTCTGGACAAATTACTCCATATACACCTGGTCTGTCATTATCATTATCTCTAGGATACCATTCACCTAAACCTCTAAAACATGCATTAGCTATTGTTGTTATTCCCTCAGGTATTACTAAACTATCTTGATAACAACCATACACTGCCTGTTCCCATGAGTTAAAACTCTGACCTTCAGGATATGTAAAATCACTTGCACTGTCATACATTGGTCCTGAGCCAATTATCTCAATTTCATAATAAATTCTATTCAAAACTTCTCTTGTCTTAATATGAGCTGATATGTTATTTCCCATATAACAAGTATAAACTGCCATAAACTATCACTCTCCTTTATGCCCATCCTATTCCATGAAGTTTCTCTACTTCATAAACAGCTTGTGTTAAGAAGTGGTCTCTTGTAGGATATGCATGATTTTTCCAACTAAATTCGTGTACATACCATGCATACTCACAGTCAAAGAAAATTCTACAACTGCCATCTGCATTTTGTTCTATTCTTCCACTATCTCTTAATCTACCTGTGTCTACTGGACAATAATACTTAGCCAGTGCAAGTATTTCTTCTGCCATACTTGCATTAACTGCAGCAGTTATACCTTGCATATCTAAGGCACTTATAAACTCCATCTCGCCTGTAGCTTGATTTCTATTGCCCATTACACCAAACATTGATGGTCCCTTGCTATTTAGTCTAAAACCACCTGCAAGCACTCCATTTCTGTACTGCTGTGAACCTTTAGTATATACAAGTTTTCCTAAGTCTTGTTGTAAGACTCTCATTACATTTTCATTTGTTTCAGCCACCATATTGTAGTAGAAGTTATAAAAACCTGCTTGGTCTACCTCTACATAAAAAGGTGTATTACCTAATTCTGCCATATGTTTATCCTCCTATAAACCAAATCTTAAGTTATACTTGAAAGTCTACATATAAATCCATCTGGCACACTATTTATATTTGGTAGTTCATCAACTAAAGGTATGACAAGTGTTGTTTGTCCACCATTATCATAATATTCTGTCAGTTTTTCTCCAACTTCTTCTGGTGTAACCTCTGCTACTGTTACAGCAGCATAAACATTGAAATCTGATACACTTACACTAGTGTCCTCATTATTTGTTACATTGATATCAATAAATTCAATAGTGCCAGGTGCACTTATTATTGTACTGTCTGACTCTCCGTTATTCTCATGCTTATACTTAGGATAGAAGCTATCTGTTAATATTCTCTGGTTGTTTTCATCATCTTTATAATAAATTAAATAATCTACACAGACAGCAGCATAACTATCTGTTGTCAGTGTAGTGTCAGATGAAGTTAAACCACACACCAACTTTAAGTATTCACAATCTTTATTAACTGTTTGGTTATGTAAGTTATGTGTTCTATTAGCAGCCACTGTAAAGTTTGGTATGCTTATTATTGGTGTGTCTTGAAACTCTATATTTTCTTTAGTTGTATTGTTATAACTATTACTTGCCATTTTCTTATCCTCCTTAAACCAAATTCTTATAAGAATGCTTGCAATTCAGTTAACTGTGTTCCTATATAATTTTGTATCTGTGTTTCTTGTGATGGTGTTGGAGATAAAAATTCATAAGTAGTATCAACTGTATCTCCACCAAGTATACCTAATACAAACTCATTATCACTTCCCAATATAGCCTGTATTGAAACCTGGCTCTCTATTGTTTTCATTAAACCAACTCTGCATCTGTAATTAGTTCCCAGAGTAAACTCCAAATCCACAACCTTATAATAATTGCTAATTGATAATCGTGTTCCAACTACAGCCACCATATCACTTAGCTTAAGTTGAGGGTTTATGTATCCCTCTGCACTCATTGAACTGTTTTCCATTGAGATAAGTCTAAGGAAGTTATCTACATAAGTATCTATATCTTCCGCCCTAAGTAAATAATTCTGAATTTCTAACACATTACTTCTATTACTGTTATTCTTATAAACTGTCTTTGTATTATAAGTTTCATCTATTACCTGACCATAAACTGTAATTGTAGCAGTAGTATTAGTCTGTGACTTTATTACCATATCAATCTCGTTCTTATAATTGAAAAATCCAGTACAAACTGCTTTTGTACCGTCATCACAACTTATCTCAATTAAATTTATCTTAATTGCTTTGTCTGTATTTAATTGACCAGTGATATTGTTCTTTCCTACATAAAGCCCATAATCTTGTAACTGAAGCAATTGCACATCTTTATAACTGATTGCACTTATATACTCAACAGATAATCCTGAGTAGTTTCCTATATCCCCTTGTTGAATATCATAACTAAACAAATTATCTAAACCACTCAGAGTACACACAGTTTCTGACTGATTGTCGTCTATTAAGCTATCCACCTGTAAGTAATTGTTTCTGTCTATCCACACATAAGATAGTGTGTTCTGTGCAAATGTATTAAATATTGTTTCTATATTCTCCATATCAATATTGTTGTAATACATTTGCCAATTTGTATTGTATAAATTGTCCATTTTTTCCAGTGTGGATATTGAATAATTCACTCTTAAGTCCTGTGACAAGTTCTGATTAAGTTTATCAATGACAGTCTTAAGATATTCTGAGAACTTCATTCTTTGCTTAAGTCTAACTTTCTTAAGAGATATGTTTTTAATCTTTGATAATAAGTCTACACATGTAATGTAAAAAGATTCATAATCATCACTACTTGTTCCACACTCCCAAGTGTCAACATAATAAACACCCATAAGTGTCTCAACATTATCATCACCAGTACACCTGAGTTCAACCTTAGCATTATTATTCATATAATTATGATATTGGCTACTTGTATTTGAAGTAATTAAAAGTTTGTCATAGCTCCTACCCTCAATAGATAGTGAGCTACAACAAATATTACCTATGACATTTGTACTTGTTCCTTTATATAAACTCTGCTTTAAAGTACATTTAGTTCCATAATTCTGCAGGTCAGGATTTCTAGGATTATTTGGATTCACCATTGGTATTGTATATTCCTGACCATTACTAAATATTATTTTAGCTGTAGTTAATACTCTTTTAACTGTACTCTCCATATTGCACCTCACTATTATTTCTGAACAAAGCTAAATGTTACATCTTCGTGAAGTTCATCGTATAAAGCTCCACCTATATTAAATCTACTGTCTCCAGTTCTGTAATATTCACGCTCTGTTGTTTCTGTACAATTTGGTTCATGGCTTGACATGAAATAGCCCCTAAATGTCTGTATTCCTAATGGAGTGTAAGTTGGAACTTTTATCTCCATAAAGAAACCACTATCATTTAGATAAGACTGCTGAGTGGCATTAAACAATAAGTCATAATGTGCTTTATTTAAACAAGCATACTTTAACTCAATGTTTACCTTTACACCTTTTAAGTCGCCTTCAAAGTCAATACTATCTGCAAGTCTTCCACCATCAGATATATTGTTGAAAGTAACCTTAACAGGCTCAGATGTTAATGGCATTGATACACCATTTATCTGAATGTTACTTGTTATTGGTGTTCCATCATTAAACCAACTCATATTGTTATCCTCCTTTACATGGTCTTAAATCACTTCAAAAATTTCAAAATTTTTTAATTTATATGTATACCCTAATTTTTGACCCACTGCTTATATAGTTTTTACTTTTATGTAATTACACTGAATCATTGGTATTTCTTAATACTTTTAACAGTATTCAACTATTTATTCTTTTGACCAACAAATTATAATCACACATTTTGATTTTTATATAATGTAGAAATCAACCTACTGTATACTTATTTTTCACTACTGTTCTTTATTTATGGTCTATATAGCAAATGGGAAATGCTAATCACTTTTAGCATTTCCCGTAGTTACCTTTAAACCATTGCTATATTCAAACCATAAGCTTTTAGACTCTCAACTACTAGTGAACCAAATTCATACATCTCTGCTCTTGTGTAGAATGGCTTGTCTGCTAACTGAACTCTTATAGTTCCACCAGCATTACCACCACTATTATTTATCTTAGCAGCCAGCTTATCCATCCACTGAGTGTTATTCTCTAATGGAAGTACTGCCTCAGCACCAGCTTCACCAATAATTGCATTTGTTGCTCCGGTTACAATACCACCAGTAGCAAGTTTAGGAACACTTACATGTATTCCATCCCATTCACCAAATCCTGGTATATCAAGAGATAAACTACCAATTGTACTGTTCCAAATACTTTTTATTGCATCCCATAAAGCATTGATAGCAGCAGTACCTAAGTCTATCCAATTCTGTGGGTCAAATATACCAGATATGAAGTCCCATATACCACTAAATATTGATTCAATAGTTTCACCAACAGCTTCAAATTTTTCACCAATACCTGCTCCAATGTCCTCTATTTTATCCCATAATTCAATTCCCCATACTGCAATGTTACCTATGATATTACCTAAGAATGTTCCTATTGTTTGACCTAACTTTGCAGTGCTCTCTATAAGCCAGTTTGCTATTCTTTCACCAAGTCCTACGCAAGCTCCAAATAACCAAACTGCAAATTGTCCAACTAGTATTAATACCTCAGCTATTATTGCAACAAGTACTGCAACTAAATCTTTTAGTGCCTTCCATATAAAGCCTAAGACCATACTAAAGAATGCTGTAGCTTTTGTTCTAAACTCAAAAGCCCATAACTCCCATTTAATTTGCATGTACTTAGATACAAGTTCACCAAGTTTTAAATTACTTAAGAATGTTACTACAGCTTCATCTAAACCTGCACTATCCGCAGTATTTATTCCTTCAATTATGAAGTTTAATATATCATTTGCAATGTCATGAAGTGCTGTACCCCATTCTCCAGCATTATCTTTGAATGATGTTACAATTCTCTCAATAAGTCCAAATACAACTCTCTTTACATCATCACTTGTTAATGCACTTACAACAGTTTCAAGTGAAGTAATAATATCATTTATAATTCCTTCAACTGTAGTAGTGATACCATCTAAGTCTGCATTTGTAAAACTACTAAAGAATGAAGTTATTATTTCAGCAAGAGCTGTAGCAGCCTTATTTAAGCCACCATTTCTTAGAAATCCAAGTGCTAATTGAAATACACCAGTAAATGCTTCATATAAAGCATGTCCTGCTTTATCAGTATCTAAAGTCTCCCATAATGCTGTCCAAGCAGTTCCTAATGATTTACCAATATCATTGAAGTGTAAGTTTGTTAAGAAGTCATCTGCAAAAGTAATTATTGTATTAAGTGCTTCACCAATTGTTTCACCAATTGTTTTCCAAGCTATTGTTCCATCTAAGTCTGTACTAAACAAACCATTTAAGAAGTCAGATATTGCAATACCTGCTTCACTTGCTTTTGCCTTTATATCATCCCATGGTATCTTACTTAGCTGGTCTGCAAGCACATTTATAAACTCTTTACCTGCACCAAGCCAATCACCTTCCTCAATGAGTTCTTTGAAATGTGCCCAGATATCTTCTAGTTCTTTAGACTCATCTATAAGTTCAGGAAGTATACTTTCAAATCCTTCAATTCCACCTAAATCAACATCACCAATTCCACTACCACTTGACTTACTATCATTTATCTGTATTACATCATCAAATGAGGCAAGCTGTTTAGTAGCTTTTCCTGCTGATTTACCAACATCATCAATGTCTTTCTTTAAACCACCTAAACCACTTGCTCCACCAGCACCTGTAGGTGTCCTAACATTGATGTTAAATAACTTCATCAATGCACCTAGTACACCATTAGCAAGCTGTAGTATTTGAGTTAATATTGGAGCCACTACTGCATATAGATGTAAAGCTATTTGCCCTATATTTCCCATAAAACTTGAATACTGTTGTCTTAGTATTTCAATTTTACCTGCATCAGTCTCTAGATATCTCTGGTATGCATCATGTATAGCTGTTGAATTTTGCATAAGGAAATTGTATCTTTCAACAGCATCTCCTAAGTTATTGAACTGTTTTACTCCATCACTACCAAGAAGACTAAATAATGCTTTATTTGTTCTATAGTCTATCTTTCCTGTCTGTAATGCTTTTGTTATTCCTTCTATTGCCTGTGTTGTACTTGTTGAAGGATTAAACCCATGTAAGTTTAGTGCTAATTCATAAAGTGATTTGCTTACACTCTCTGCCTGTTCTGATGTAGCTCCAAGCTCTGCAATTGCACCACCAAGTTTACTCATATCTGAAATAACTCCAGTGGCATCTAAACCTACTATATTCTCAAGTGCATTAGCATATTCATCAAGTCCTGCAATAGCATCAGTTCCTATAAAGTTACCCAAACCAATATAACTGTTCTGTATTTCTATGCCCATATCAGCAAATTCTTGAAGTTTATCAATACATTCATCAAGTAATTGTGCCATGTCTTCAAGTGAGTCAACAAACCACTGAATGCCTTGAAATGCTGATTCACCTATAGCACTACCTACATTTTTAAATGTAGATATCATTTCTTTTGTATTGTCTGCTAATAATTTAATTCCATATATAGCAGCACCTGCAGCAGCACCAACTGCTACAAGTTCTCCACCAGACATACCTAAAGCTTCAGCTAATTTAGTAAATGTATCAGCATTAACTTTTCCACCATTAGCTAACGAACCAAGTGCTTTACTTAGTGCATCAATATCAACAGTAGACTCCTGTGACTCTTCACCAATACTATCAATATTCTTTGATACATCCTTTGTAGAGTCTTCTAATGCTGAATAACCATTACTTAATCTATCAATGCTACCAGAAAAATCAGCAGAAGCTATATTAGCTTTCCTAAACTCTTCTGCCATCTGTCTTGCTGTTTGCATTAACTGGTCAAGTTTCTTATTAACATCAGAGGTGTCAGCAGTAGCTTTAATATTTACTGTACTTTCAACACTTTGTGCCATCTCATAAACCTCCCATCTTCAACTTCTTTATCTTATCTGCCAGACTTTCCTTATGTAATGTTCCATCTTCATTTAATTGTGGACATTCCTTTAATTTTCCACTTAACATTTGTCCTATCATCATAGCGTTACTAAATTGGCTTTGAAGCTCTAAATTCTTGTCATTAACATAACGCTTCTTTACACCCTCACTGTACTTATATAAATATCTGGTGGATATTCCCCAAAATTCATTAAGTCCAAAATTCTTATCAACCGACTGTAAATTATCATAAAAATCTTCAAGAACTTCAGTAAATGAGGAATAATTTTTACTATTAGTGACCTCATCTTTTTCATCTGGTCTCTTACCAATTAGTTCATAAGCCAGCTCTTTAACTGTCTCGTCAAAACCTATTTCATCTACTGATTTATTTAAAATTGACTCTGCCTCAGCATCATCACAATTATTTCCAATTTTTATTAAGTCAAGTATTATAAACAAATTACCTTGACTTAGTTCTTCAAAGATGTTTATATCATTGTCCAGTTCATATGCTAGTACATCTTTTATAATGAACTCTTTACACATTTTCATAATTATCACTCCTATAAAAAAGGCTAGGGTATAATGCTTAAAATACCCTAGCCTTGTTATTCTTAATTATTCTTGGGTATTTTTTATTTCTACACCAAGTTCATCAGGCTTTTCTTCATTGACTTCCTTAAAATCATCAATGTTCTGTTCTTCTGTACTTGCTTCCTTACTTGTCTTATCAATATTATCCTTAAGCTTTGTAAGCTGTGTCATAAGTTCCTGTAATTTATTCTGTGCCTCAAGTCTGTTATTTATAAATTCCTCTAACTGATTACATTGCTCTTTGTGTAAACTATCAACCGGTACATCTATACAATAGTCTTTACATAATTCACAAAATGCTCCAGTTATTCCCCTTGCTTTATTATTTTCATCATCAAGCCATCTCTGTAAAATGTCCTCTGCTGTTTGGTCATCACAATTGTTATTTCCTAACTTGATGAGTAATATACAATCTTCAATATCAGGTACACCTTTTCTATTTACTACGTCTACTGTTATGTACCTTGCTATGTTCTTTTTCTTTGCATCTTCGTTATCTAAACGATATTGTTTTTGAAATTTATTTACCACGCCAATATGAAACTTAGTAGTCAAATTACTTCTAACCATTTGTTTATCCTCCTAGATATTTAATTGTAATGGGGATAAACACAAAAGTGCTTATCCCCTAAACTTGTACCACTTATGCACTAGGCTCTGTGCAAGTTACACTGTCATTACTTATAGACATTGTGTAAGTAAGCTGTGCAACATCATTTTCAGGAAGTGTCATACCCCACTGAGAAATCTGTCCGAAGCATCCATATAAAAGGTCTCCACTTTTACTAAAGATACCAGTTACAAGATAGCTGTTATTATCATAAGCAGCTCTCATAGCTGTAAGAGCATCATCAGTAAGAGCCTCTGTAAAGTTTACATCATTTACATTGGAACCTTTGTTTGTCTTGACTTCATCCTTTTTGTGATAAAGTCTGTAAGTAGCAACCTCTTTACTTGCTCCCATACCATCAATTGACTGTAAGTAAGTAACAAGGTCATTTGCAGTAAATGCTACTGCTGTTGAACCAGGGTCTGCTGTGACAACTTTATGATAAACTTTACAAGTGTCAGCACCAGACTCAATTACCTGAGTAATGTCAATAGTTGCCATTTCTTTTATCTCCTTTCATAAATTAATTGCTTAAAACTACATACTTTATAGATATATCCATTTCAATCATTTGATTGCCTACTGAGTTCTTGCCTAATGGAACTATATCAATAAGTTCACATTTCTTAACATAGATTGAAGTGGAAGTATCATCTTGTTTTATATTTTCAAGTGCCTCTCTTAAATAATTTTCAGCACTATCAATATCACCATTTAAACATACAACTGCAATTTGTATATTAGCTAACAGACAAGCTACACCATGAAACATCTCTGCTTGTGCTAACCTTGTCTGAAAGACTCCAACATCACCCTCATGGTCTTCTCTTAAACTCTGATTCCATACACAATGATTTGGTACATTGTCCTTATATGTCACATTATTATCACCAAGGTTATATTTATCTGGAAGTCTATGCCTTATATGTTCAAATAAATTATTAGTAGTATCGTTCATATTAAACCTCACATAACATAGCTCATGTATCCACAATCTAATCCAAGACCAGGTACAGGTAAACATGAAATAATTTCACGTCCATTTATTAATGATTTTTCTACAAGAGGTTCTTTAGTTTTGTATACAATAGTACAAATTGTTGTGTCTCCATCAGCACCATGTGTAACCTTAAAGTGTCCCTCTTTTCTTAAACCCATAATAGTGGTTTCAGGTCCATAATTATCAGTATTACTAGCAGTTTTACCTAAGTATTCTTGATATACTAATTGTTGATAGTATATGTTCTCAAACACTGCTTTTTACCTCCATTACTTAAACTAATCTTATTTACAACTAATGTTCTTGTTCTATGCACTCTATAAAATCAATAAATTGCTTTATTAACTTTATAGAGTGCAAGACCCAACTGATTTAACAGTCAAACCTCACACTCTTTTAGGAGGATACTCTAAATGGAAAGAGTATATATGTAAAAAGGGCACCACCCCTAATTACCTGATTTAATATCTGTCTCATCTATGTTCTTTTTGTCATACTGTGTTCCAAAGTAAAAACCTATAACGACACTGAATATTGTCATATACTGTTCACTTGAAATAACTCCGTTTAGAGCTAAAATACTAAACACAACTGCTAACATTATTGTTACGATACTCTTAACTGTTAACAGGTTTCCTATTCTCTTAATTATGTTCTGCATAATGTTTTCCTCCTTAAATTCCAAAGACTGACTTTAAAATTGCAATTACAAATCCTGCTATAATACTTGCTCCAAGTCCCATTATCCAGCCCTGGTTTCTTGTATTCTTTTCATACAACTTGTCTATTTCTTTTTGCTGTTGTTCTGTTTTATTTTGCATAGTAACTATATCAATCTTCATTGCCTGTACTTGTTCCGATGTATGTGTTATTGAATCCTTTATGTCCTTTACAGCTTCTATAAGGTTATCTAGCTTGTCCTCAAATAGTACTAATAGTGTTTCCTTGCTCTGCTCGTTCTCCATAATGTCACCTCCAAATTAAACGAATTCAGTATATTCTTTGAAGTATTGTTTAAATACACCATTATATATCCCTAAACTGTTCTTATTATTGTCAGTGCCTTTTAAATCTGAAGAACTTGCAAATTCTATTCTTGCACCAGAGCCATCAGCAAATGACTTAACACCACTAGCCTGTAGGGCTGTGAAATTATCACTACTGCCTGTTGTCTCAATAACTGACCTTATACCCTGTACTAATATTCCTAACTTAACTAAATCAGGACATTCAATAACCTGTTCATTGCAACCCATTACTCTTGGGAACTGTAAAGGCTGGTCTACACTTTGTTTAAACCATTTATAAAGCATACTATCTTTGTCACATAGCTTTGTATTAGAATAAATCAATATTGTCTTGTCACTATTCTCTAAATTGTCCCACATTTTCTTAATAGGACTTGATGACATAAAATTGTCTGCTATTAATTGATTAGCCTGTTCAACATCTGTATAACAGTTTGTTCCAACTACTAATTCCATAATGTTTATCCTCCTTATGCACTCTGTAATGTTATATTCTTACTTGCAGCAGCAGCTGTTGTTGTGGATGATAAGTTATTATATACAGCAGCAGCTAATTTAATTATTCTTGTCTTTCCACTTGTATTACTGTTCATTCCTTGTATCATTGTGTCTGCATCAAGACTTGTACATTTACTAAGGTCAAGTGTTAGTGTATTTGTTGTAACTCCAAAACCAAATGACTTAAGTGGAAGATTAACAAGACTTGAACAATTATAAAATGCATTTGATAACCTTGTTGTTTTGTCTAAGTCTATGTTACCTGTAATTGTTACTAAGTTAATACAATCATAAAACATATAGGCTATATTAGTGATATTACTAAAATCCCAACCTGTTAAATCTACACTTGTAATTGTTGTATTGTTATAAAACAAATATCTAACACCTTGTGAAGCATCTATATTTACTAAATCAACTGATTGTGTCCAACTTCCATCTGCTGGAAGTATATCTGTATGTTCTGTATTACCTTGCTGTCCTGCATATTGTAATGTTGTTGGATGTGGATTAAGTGTTACACCTCCAGTTTCTGCTGTACCAGTTACTCCAAATATCTCAACACCACTTTTAATATTTGCAGGTACTAAATTACTTGAGCCATTTACTGTAACTTGGCTTAATGCATCATAACCACTATCAGCACTGACTACTTGCTGACTTGCTGATGGTGTTACTGTTTTCTGTTGATAATTTGAACCACCACCACTGTATGTACCATTTACACCAAGTATTTGAACACCAGACTTTATATTTCCTGCCTGTATATTAGAATCAATAGAAGATGTAACAGCACCAACTGTTACAGCAGATAAACCATCATAACCGTTATCAGGTTCTACAACTTGCTGACTTGTTGTAGGATTTACTGACTTTGTTTGTAGACTAGGTGCCTGACCTGTATATGTACCTTGAACACCTAAAATATTTACACCACTCTTAATATTTCCAGCAACTATATCACTGTCTATACTTGCATCAACTGCACTTACATTTATACGATTATAACCATCAGTTCCTGCTGGTGGTGTTATACTCTGTGCCTGAGTGCTTGGAGTAACACTTAAAGTGTCTAATACTCCAGAACCTCCACCACTTATTGCAAGTATAGCCGGTGCATAAGTGTCTCTATCTTCTTCATCTGGGCTTTGTCCTTTTTGAACAATTGCATCATATATATTTGAAAAATCAGTGTCATCAGCACTGATTTGGTCTCTCAATCCTTGTAATGTAGACGAAACAGTTTCTAACTGACTTGCCCACTGAGCCATTGATTGGCTACCATCTAAACCAATATCATTTAAAGCAGTCTGTATATCTGCTATTGCATCTCTTAAGTTTGATAGTGTTTGATTATAATTCATTGCCATGACTATCTCTCCTATAAAAATTGCCCTCCTCCCAAATTGGAAGGAGGGCATTAATTTTACTCTTGTCCATCATCTAAGACTAATTCTGATAAATCCCACTCTTTGACTGATAGAACATCATTAGCATCAATGACTTCAACTCTGAATCTCTGTGTATTCTTGTTTGATAACTTGCCTACACAGTTCATATCAGGGTCACCAAGTATTTCTACCATTCCACTACCTGCTGAGTTGGTAAATCCTACCTTACAAGATTTTGTACTTGCAGGGACATCATCAATCTTAAGTGTTAAGAAATATCCGTCACCTGCAAGATATCCGCTAGGAGCAAGTCCACCCTCTTTGAATAAGAGTGTACCTGTTATCTTGTTGGCACCTACCTCAACATCGTCCTGAAGAGTGCTGACGGCAGTGTCGTACACCTCGGTGTCACCGTCTTCTGCCTCAACGGTAACACCTAGACGAAATCCCCTATTCTTGCAAATGCATTAGGTACAAGGATTCCATATCCTACGTACATCTCACCACGGAGATAAACCTGATTGTGTCCCTGAAGGTCACCAGCATCTGCATCATTGTCAGGATTACCATATTCAATGACCTTAATCTGAATGTCCTTAGCAATACCATAACGGAAGTAGTCTCTGAAGTTACCAACAATTGCTTCATCCTTAGTATTAGTACCGAATGAAACAGTGCTATTAGTATCAACAGGAAGTCCCTTAATAGTATCAGGAGCAGAACCCCATGCAAGCTCAGGGAAGAGAGGTGTTCCATCAGTTCTTGTCTGTACAGCAAGTGCTGAACGGAATGCAGGAGACATTGCCATACCTGTTACTTCATGCTCATTACCCTGTACAAGAGCGATTGCACTCTCAACATCAGCATTTGCAGAAGCAGTTCTCTCAACTGTCTGAGATACTACATAATCCATGTGGTTATTGCCAATTACTGTAGAAGCTAAACCAGTTCTAGGATTAATACCATGCATAGCCATGATATCAATAGCACGAGCAGCCTTAGCAGCGAAGCCATCAGCAAATGCACGAAGATAACCTACACGAGCTTCCTCAGAACCATAAACGAATTCATCAGATACACGTACACCATACTCAATCTTGTATGGAACCATTGTTACAGGTGATACAGTAGCACCACCAACGCCCTTAGCACCATTTTCAGCAACGATATCAGCTTCTTTATCGAAGTTGAATGTGAAAAGCTCAGTACCATTGAACTGAATAGGTGCCTGCTTACTTAATCTAGCAAATGAGGACTTGCCTCTAACTAAATTAAGGAGCTCTCCTGTAAGAACAGGAGGAAATAAAGTAGATTTTGATAAAGTACCCATTGTATTTCTCCTTTCATTTTATACAATTGATTTATGTAGAATGTTAATTGCTACCACCTAAACTAGCTGACAAAGCAGCTAAACTAGCATTGAGTGCAGAACCATTATCATTGGTATTCTGAACAGGATTAAAACCCTCTAATATAGGGTTACTCTCTGGCTGATTTCTCTGTACAAATAAACCAGACTGCTCTTTCTGCAATGTCTCAAATGCCTCATCAATTCCAACAACTTTTCCTTCTTCAACCTTAATGCCATCCATCTTTACAAGTGAACGAACAGCCTCAGGTGTAATGCCTTTTCTAATCTTTAGTCCAGACATCTTTTCATCAAAAGCCTTGTCAATCTTTACTTTGTTGGCAGTATTGATTGTGTAGTTATTAGCCTTTGTTAAAACTGCAAGTACAGATTCATCTTTAATACCCTTGGTATCAAATAAACCTGTCTTTTCATCATAAACAAGTTCCACTTCTGATTCCTCCTTTTGTTCTTCAATCTTTTCTTCTGTCTCTTTAGCTTTCTCTTCTGTCTTAACTTCCTCAGATTTCTTCTCAGAATTAATTACTATATCCTTTTCTTTAGATGTCTCTGAGTCAGTCTTTTCTTCTTTTTTCTCTGTCAATTCAATTTCGTCATCAATGTTGATACCTAATTTCTTAAGAATGTCAATTAGCTTCATTTGTATTTCCTCCTATATTTTCATTGTCTATATTTTTTGAAAGATTTACCAAATCATCATCAGATTGGTCATCATTTTCAACATCTTGTATGTTCTCTCCAGACTCTAAAGCAATTTGTAAATCTTCATTGTCAGACTGCTCTTTGTTATATCCGTAATATTTCTCCCTAACTGTAGCCTTAGAAAGAATCTTATTCTGAACAAGAGTAGTACAAACATCAGCAACTGCCTTATCATCATCAGTTCTTCCAACATTAAATACTATTGTTATGTCTTCTCTCTTTAACTCAATTCCATTGAGCTTACATAAACAGTACAAACTATCAACAAAGCCAGCATACATTTCATTAATAAGCCTGTTACCCTTATCAATAGCTGACTTAATAATATTATTTAATGACTCTTCTGATATGTTTCCAGAATACTCACCACTTAAGAATGTCTTACCCATTTCAGATAATTCATATAAGAATTGCTTAAGTATTCCTAACATGTTCTCACTGTTTGTCAGGTTATAATTTAATTCAACACTCTTAACATCTGTGTCACCTGTTGAAACCATATAAGTTCCATTAACAAGCTTAAGTGTTCTCTTACCTGTGTTAGGGTCTGTATCAATCATGTCCATACCTACAACAAGGAATGGTGTCATTGAGTTATCAAGTAAGTGTTGGTTAACACTAAGTCTCTGCTCAATGGCATAAACAATATCTTCAATGTCTTCATATACTGATGTACCATAAACTCCATCATCCTCAGAGTTAATGCTTATCCAACTTACTAACTTGCAATCATCAACACCTGTGTTGTACCAAATACCCTCTTTAGGTATCTTTCTTCCTTTATACTCAAAATCAACAGACTGACCTATAAGTCCACCATACTTTCCGTTATAAAGTCCACAACTAAAAGTCTTGACTATCTCAAAAATCTTACCTGTAAAGTGAATCTCAAATCTCACATACTTATAAGTTTTTGTAGTGTCTCCCTTATCATATAAATACTCATAGAGAACAATTGCTTTTGTATCATTAGTATTAGATTTGTCTACAACCTTAAAAGCATTTGTAGGTGCAAAGGGAGAAACACTAGAATTGGTAGCCTTAACACAAACATCACCATATTCAGTACACATCTTAAATGCTTTTCTGATGTTACCAATATAGTTGGTCTTCTCTATTAACTTGCCTACCTCTTTATCTCTCTTGATATCACCTGTCTTAACAGCAACATCATTATTAAGTACAAGGTCTGTCATCTTATTAGTAAGTAACTTAAAATAATTAAGGGAGATAACCTTATAAGGTATCTCCTGCTCTTTATCTTGTATCCTTGCTATTAATCTTTTATTCCTTGCATACTCACCAGTGTATTGCTTATGTCTGTATTCATATACAATGTTTCTTCCTTGTACTTCTTTACTAGGAAAGTCTGTACCACTGTTCAAAAATGAAAAGTCAGTGTCATATTGACCTTTCCCAAGAAGTCTAAATAAATTTACTGACATTGCTTAAACCTCCTAATTATTCTCTTATTTTATAGTCAGCTACTAATTCATTATTGAATGTTATTTCACAATGTTTCTTTAATACTTCCTTTGTATCTATCATCATTGATAAGCTCTCTTCAGCTATTTTAGTAAGCTCACATAACATATCTTTCTCATTCTTACCATATACAATATGATATTCTGCATTTGATAACAGCTTTCCATACTTAGCCTCTTTGTATACATATACTAGTGTTACTTCATATTTGTACTTTTCAGAAAATCTATCGTATGTACTACTCTTAATATGTCCATAAATTATTACAAATGGATTCTCCATTATTATCATTTCATTAAGTGTTATGCTATCAATCTTACATATAGTATCTCTGTTAATCATTTACTTATCCTCCTTGTTAAGAATATTTAATCTTCATACATAAGGCATATCTACAAGCATCAATGAAGTGATTGTCTTTATCCACAAGCTTATCTGTTATATTGTTTTCTTTATCAATCTCAAACTCATAATGCTCAAATTCACTAAATGTTTGTGGACACCTTACCGGGTCTATATAAATATGATTCAAAGATTGTAACCATATAACTCCTGCTATAACACTGTCTCTTCCCTTTTTAGCTGGTAAAGCATTTAAACCTTGATTGTTTAGTAATCTTCTAAAAGTAGGAACAGCACTGTCTATATAGAAGTTCATATTATATTTATTCAATCTCCTAATATTTTCTGCAACTGTCTCAATTGAAGTTTCACCATTACCTGACCACTCGTCTAAACAATATAAATCATTGTTCTGTTTATCATAGAACCAGTTTCCATAAGCCCATGGGTCAGTCCCACCATTACTACAGTCAAGACCTCTATCAATCTCATAGTAATTCTTATTTTCATCATATGCCCATTTGTGAATATTCCAGAAGACTTTAGCATCTGTACCTACAACCTTGCCTAACTTATCCCATTCCCATGCCTTAGGATTGCTTTTTCTCTGTAATTCATATTCACCTATAATTGCTAATCCACCTAACCACTCAGGGTGTTCATCCATTACATCAAGATATGTAGAATGATGAACTAGTACCTTATATTCAAATGGTTCTTTTCCCTCTAACTCAATTGTTTCAGTAGAGTAGTAATAGTTACTCTTATATCCTAATTGCTTTCCACATGGACAATTACCATACTCTACATTAAGATGATGATTACTACTAAATGGTGGATTGTATGCCATTACAAACATATGCTGACCTGTATCACCACGCATAGCAGTGGAAAATATATTATCTATGTCATGTTTACTTTTAAAATTACCTGCCTCTTCCAAGAACACAAAACTATAACCACCATCTTCAGTAGTCATAGACTTTATATCATCAGGGTCCATTGCACCTGTTATATCTATCTCATGTATTGTTGGCTTACCATTTGCATCAAGTAATATAAACTTATCTGGTTTCTTCCTGTATAAGAACTGGTCTCTTATACCTAAGATATTCATATACTTTAATAAGTTCTTACTTAATCTCTCTGTCGCCTTATTTGTATGCTCAACTACAAACAAAGCTGAACATTGATACTTAACACAAAACAGAAGACCACATATACAAGCAACAGCACTCTTAGTTGTATTTCTGCCACCTTTTAGTATTACCTTCTGTACATTGCAATTTAAAATATCAACAACAGCTTTTCTAAATGTCTTACAAATATTTTTGTTTAAATCTATTTCTAACTTCATTCATCATCATCCCCTACAGAAATGTTGACATTTAATTCAACTTTGTTATCTTCATTATTCTGTGTCTGTTCTTTATCTAATTGTCTCTTTGCCAATTCATATTTCCAAACTTTGTCATATGCACTAACTTTCAAATTATCATCAATGTCTTCTTTATTAAGAACCTCAGACATTCTCTGCTCTGCAAGTTCTATTAAACTCAAATTGTTGTAATAAGCATTACTCCACTGAGGGTCTCCTGAAATTATTTTCCCAACATTCCCCGGATATGTTGAAATCCCTTCAAAGACGCTAGGAAAATTTTCTAATAAGAATGTTCTTAATGCATCAAAACTGCTATCTCTATTTTCTTGTCTAAATTTTCTTATACTTGCAGTTATTGCTATGTAAAGACCTTGCTTTTTTGCCTTAGCAGTATAACTATCACGTCCAGCCATACTATTAACTTTTTCAATTGGAATATTCTTATCATCAAGCATCTGGCTCTTTACTGAAGTCTTTGCACTCTGTGCAGGAATAACACTTAAATTACCAGCACGCTTATTTCTATTATTTTTTATGTTTAATTTATTCTTTCTGCCCATACATAAACACCACCTTATCCAAGATGAATATACTAATTTAATTACTAATTACTCTGAATGTCTCTTTAATATGCCATAAGGAAGAAACACTAAAAGTAGCCCAACTTTAACAACATGTCATAATGCAATGTCTATTGAATAGGTGATAATATTGTTATTGCTTACTTTATTTTGTGTTTATCCCCTAATTAAAATAGGGATGTATACACACGTAATATCAAATGTATCCAATGATAACTAATAGGTGATTATTATGAAGTGGGAGATTTTGCCCTAATGGAACTCTGAACATATGTTTTATAGATTTAATTGAAAAATTATAAAAAGGTAAAAGAAAAGGAGCCCGAAGGGCTCCTAATCATTTTTCTATAGACTTATTACTAAACTTACTGTACTTTCATAAACTTATCATTATCATTAAATATATCATCTAATGACTCTGGCTCTTTCTTCTTTCTCTGATATTTCTTCTTAGGCTTTTCATCAATATCAACAATATCACCATCATCTGTCTCAACTGTCCTAGCTGTAAGCCCAGGCAATTCACCTATTGAAACTGACTGTTCTCTTAACATTACTAAACCAGCCTCAAGGTCTGTAATACTGTTAAATGTCTCCGCTATATGTATATCACATATATTCTTTGCTTTGTACTTAATGCAATTCATAAAGTCCTTCAGGCTCTGAGAATCAACTACATGCATCAGTAACTCTAAACCATCTTCAATTTCTTTTACCTCTGCTTCTACATTAGCTAACTTTGCAGAAACATCTTCAACAACCAGCTCCACATTTGTAATACTAATTGACTCACCCATTTCTTTTTACCTCCATTTATAAATTTTTATTATTGCTTTTCAGCTGGATGGGATGTTACCGCGAAACATCTAAAATTACAAGACTATTTTCAATTATTTTTTATAAAATGAGAAACACCCCACAAACTATCTGTGAGGTGTTTCCCTTTATAAGGAGTGTACATGAGAAAATGGAAGTTGTCTTATTTATTTTTTATCATAATCATAATCATTTCCAACTAATGCTAATCCATCAACATTATTAAACATATCATGATGATGTATTTCTTCAGTATATTGCAATTTAATTAATTCATCGTGTGCAATGTCAATTGCTACTATTTCAGTGTTATCATCATACTTATCAAGTTCCTTTTTAAGTTCTGCTACTGTCATAATGCTTACCTCCTTACTCTAATGGATTTGTTTCAAAGCCTACAATTTTATTGCAGCTATCACATTGAAATACAAATGTATCTCTTATTTGTCCATCTGTATAATTTATAAATTTATAATTTCCACCACATTCACATATGCCATTATTATATGCTTTAATATCATTTTCATGTGCATGCTTATAATGAATATTACAACCAAAAAGTATTACAGCTATTATTACTACTGTTATTACCAAACTTATTAATAGGTCTTCTAATAAATCACTCATTACTTTTACCTCCCATCATCTTCTGCTTTATTACCTAGTTTATTAAGTTCATCAACTATTCTGATGTTCTCTTGCAATATATCTAACATGCAAGTCTTTAATTTATAATGTTCTCTTATTAAGTCATTATATTCCTTAACAAGTTGTAAATACTCTTGCTCTGTATAAGTTTTAGGTTCTTTAACAAACATAATTGTATCCTCCTTTTAAAAATCTACAAAAGCATCATCAAACTGTATCTTATTTTGTTTTGCTCTGGCTCTGTTACAAATCCTTTGAATTGTTGTTTTACTACAATGTAGGAAGTTAGCAGCCTTATTTAAACTCAACTTGTTTCTTATTTCTAATATCTCGTCGTCAGTGTAGTCCTTATAATCTCTCTTAAGCTTTCCTTGTTCATTTACAATGCTCACATCTCCTATCAACTTGGTGAGTTTTTGCTCTACTAAATCTAACTGTTCTTTAATTTCTTTGTTTTCATTGTGAACACTATCAAAGCCATTAATTATTAAACTTTGTTCACCACTAACTGCCCTCTTTAACTCAACCAACTGCTCACTAAGTAATGCTATTTTCTTTTCAATATCCTGCATACTCTTTCCTCCTATATTCACTGTGACTATACCCAAGTTGTGTTTTGGGTATAGCCACACATACAACTTTTTTCTGAAAATCCCAGATTTTTCTTCACTTTCCTTTATTTTTCCTATAATCACACCTAAATGTGAATACTTTTGGTTTACTACTTACCCAACTATAAGTACTATCTCTCTTATTATTAAAGGTATTGCTACTAATAAAATTGGTGTCATAGCTACTAATAAATCAAATGTACCATCAAGCTTACAACTATCTTTCTTCATATCTGTATCCTCCTTTTATTATATGAATGTTAATTGTTACCAGTGCTTTTTAATCTTCTAAGTAGTTATTTTTAAGATATTCTTTTACCTTTTCATCTTCTTTAAGTGCTAATAATTCAAATAACTCTTCATCGTTTGCTGAATACTTGCAAGGTCCTTCAACTAAACTAACTACTTTATGAATTCTTCTTCCATGCCTTGAGTTTCTATCTGTATATGTCCACTCTAGATTACTCAATGAAAAGTCAATTGGTAATCCTAGTTCATCTGCTGTATAAATATTTCCACAACCACTCATAACATTTACACAAATGCCTTTGAAGCTCTCTGGAAGAGAGTTATGAAGTATTATTTCACACATAAGTATTAATTTTTCAATAGGTATAGATGATGAACCATTATGAGCTATTCTGATATGTCCATCATGATAATCTATTGGCATATCAAACTCTCTATTATTTGTTGATATGTAACCATTATATAGAACCTTAACTAACTTTTGTTTTCCATTACCCTTATTAACTGCAAACTCATAACCATTTGTTATTCTTTTCACATAATCAATGTGTGCCACCATTTTTTCAAACTTGGTACCTTGTTCCATATGAAGTTTTTTAAATGTTTCAAAGTCTACAACTTTGATTTGTGCTTCCTTACTTAGAGTAAGATTTAACTGCTCGATTGAAATTGCGTTTTGTCTTTTCATAACTGTTTCTCCTTTACTGTTTTTGGGTTTTTACCCGTTTTTAGTTTTTTTTTGATTTATCTTTTAAATAAATCTACTACTATATAAATCATATGTATCTGGGCTAGTCTTTTTCCTAACCCTATATGTTTTATATTCTGAATTAGTTAGTTTCTAACACATTAATAGTGACTTCATCATTACCAGTAATGATTTCTGAAAGACTTATTGTTTTCATATGTTTACTTATTTCTTCTGCATTGTTATCAAATAAACCTGCACCGAAATTAAAAGCAACATCTTGTGAGCTACCAATATACTGTAAGTTATTCTTTTCATCACTTATGATTGATACTTTAGTATTCAGTGCTTCTTTACTTAATAATTTAAGCCTCTCAATTAGTTTCTTTTCTACATTTAATCTCATAATGCTTACCTCCAATAAATATAAATTTTTATTTATTTAATTTTTAATTACTTATATTTGAAAACAATGTTTATTCACAGGTTTTCACTTTGAACCTATAGGTTTTACATTCAATATACAAAGATATACAAAAACATCTGATGTTCAAGACTTGTCATCTAACACATCAGCTGTCTATCTTTTAATAATGTCCTGCCTATTTAATTCAAATATGGTAATTTATCTCTTATTTCTTTAAACCCAACAAGATCAAAGCACAACTGTCCAAACCTATAATGACCTTGCAAATTATTTATTTCTTTTTCCACTTCTTCTAATGAGTTTATTATTCTTAATACTGAATAATTATCTTTATCTATTATAATGAATACTACCTGATTTGTAGCAATCTTTTTCTTTAGTGCATTGTAATCAATTATTGCCTGCTTACTAAATTCTAATCCGTACATCATCTCTAAACCCTCCTTGTTTTATTATGCAAATACATATTCTTCTTCATATGACTTAATGCAGTCATTCTCTTCTATATAGTTTTTAGTCATATACACAAAGTTATCAAAGCTTGTGTTTTTTACATCAACACCAAATAAAAATTCTTTGATACCACAGTCTGCTTTATATAACCAAGCCTCTATGATTCCCTTATTAATTACAATGTCAACAATATAGTCCTCATTGTAGGAAAATGCCCACTGAACAATCTGTAGTAGTTTCATTGTTGTGTACCTCCTTTTAAACTATGCTTTCCTACATAATTAGGAAATAATTTATTTATGTGTTTCCAGTATAAATATGAAGTCATACCTAATATTTTCATTGCATCTGCATGTGATATTTCTCTGTTTACTGCCCTAATTGCAATGTCTTTAAATTTCTTTTCGTCAATTTCGATTTCTTTTAAATTATATCCATTAAGTATTGTTAATATAGAATTATTTTCTAAAGTGACCACATTTCCACCTGAGGTAAATTCAATATTGGTATAAAATGAATAATCACTTTTAGCAAATTTTAAACCTGATAATGTATATCCAAAAATAATAGATTTTCCTATGTTTCTATTAAAACATATTACATATAATAAATTATTTTGTGAAACTTTAGCCATTATTATACTAAATTTGGGCTTTAATTTAATACAAGTTAATAATTCGAAATCAAATAATTTTCGAATGAATATTTTACTATCATCACCCCCTGTAATAACAATACCTAACCTTTCATCAATTTCTATTACATTAATTGAACCTAAATGCCCTGTTATATATTTATCAAATATTATATCATATTTAGGTCCTGTCTTTTTATTATTTTTATTATCATTATTATTGTCAATAAATTCGTGCATGATTGCCCTGATTAATCTTCCATTTCTTAAACCAATAATAAAAGAATTATGTGAGAGAGCTTTGCAACACATGACGAAATCTTCGCATATATGAGTATAAG